ATGGCGGAGGTGTGTTATTAATGTACTTCGGGGATTCTGATTTCTCAGGAATCCGACTTCCCATTTGAGGTAACCTAAAATGGTAAGTCAATTTTGATTGGTCGAAACTTGTACTTCGGGCAATACATTGTTTTATTATAAGACGGAACTCTTGGATGTGAGCATGTTATTTCTTCATACTTTTCTCGTCTCATGGTTTTTGATTCTTATTTTTTGTACCTACTGTTAGGTACTTCATCAATATTTCTCGTAACCCGGGTGCCACTAGCCACTGCCCCTAGGAGGTGGGCTGGTAATACTATACAGCCCACCTAGTGCTCCTTACAGGATCACTTTACAGAGCATCTGAACGTTAGTCAACATCAGTCAATGTAATTTTCCTAGAAACATTTTTCGGCGAATCCGACTATAAGAATCTTCAGAACTCGTGTCATCCATATCTAAAGTCCGAACTACTCAAGCACAATGCAAGGTCGTGGTCAACCTCTTACTGGAATTAAACGTCTACGTGACGGAGAGTACGTATTTCAAGACCGTAAGGGTTATACTCAATATCATTCAAGTTACGCAACAGCTTCTCAAGCTATGAGACAAAGTGACGCAACGTACAGGAAGAAGATTAAGTCCGTCGCGCCACAACGTCCTGCTCCTCCAACAATACAAGTCGTCCAATATGCTAACAGAACACCCGGTGGAAACGTCATGTCGGAGAGAAAGTACTTTGACGGTGGTAAAGCGAATACCACAATTCAGAATACGTCTACTAATTGGTCTAATGCGGGGTGTATGCAGGATATAGCTACGACAAACTGCTTGTTCGCCCCTCAACAGGGTAACGACATCTCCAATCGTGAAGGTAGAAATGTGTACGTCTACAACATCCGCGTTACGGGAGAGATCAGGCTTACTCCAGTAGACGGGTTGACAACCGGTCAAATTGAGCCTACAGTTAGGTTGCTATTGGTAATGGACAAACAGACTAACGCAACTCAAATGGCGGCCGCAGATTTGCTACTGATGGGGGGTGCTGGCAATCATACTTTCGACTCGCAGAATACTGCCAATTTCGGAAGATTCCAGATCCTGAAGGATCAGATGTTCAACTTGCAACCAATTAGCTGCGGTGGAGGTGGTACGGCTGCATCGTTTTCAACTATGGGTCAAACACACGCTTTCAAGATTACTCACAAGTTTTCTACTCCATTGAAGGTAAACTTCAACGGTACCAACGCGGGTACGGTGGCAGACATTGTGGATAATTCTTTCCACTTTATTGCGGGAGCATCTAACGCGACGGCGGTAACTTTGAATTACCAAGTAAGAACTTCATTTGTTGGTTAATAAATGTGACCGTCTTTATGCTCTATTCTTTTTGCTTCCTATGTACTCAGTCGTTCTTAAAAAGATGGACTTTTTAAAAACGGAACCCATAACCCCTAACCCCTGACCAACGCTCGCTGGCGCTCGCTGGACTCGGCCTGCGGCCTCGAGCCCAGTCGCTGCGCTCCTGGGGGATGAAAATAAATTTCGTAAAGGGGTCACTCAACATCGTAAGGCCGGCCAGAGAAAGATAGGATGCTTATAGGCGCTTCTCTCGCGAACGGGTACAGGCTACGTAGTCACGTTATCCGCCTTGCTGGTCTAGGGTGGGAGCCTTCGGCTCCACACGGTATGCAAAAATTTTGATTCTATTTTCATCCCGTATGTATATCCTATACTCTCATGACAGCATTTAGTAGACTGGTAGGTATTGTGTTTATTAACACGGTGTCCGGGGTTCGATTCCCCTCACCTGGGTTAACAAAAAATGGGGGTTACCTGTTTACTAAATGCTGGTCATCTTTTTTTATTTAAACGTTTACTTATATCCATTTAGTGGGGCAAACAGGTAACGAAATTTGGCAGTAAGAATGCGCAGTTCTAAAGGTATTTTATTGATAGTTGTCAGATCATCTATTGACCCATTGATTGATCTGACTCAGAGAGACAGTGGTTGGCGCATTCTCGTGATAGACGGGAATTGATCTCTTCTTGAGAAAGGCCCGCCCAAGAATCCACGTCAGGCATTTCCTCGGTTGTGGTTCCCGTCTCCACTTCGCAACCTTCATCTGAATCCGCTTCGTCGACACCGTCCGAGTTCGAAACCGAGAGGTCAATGACTGTTGCTTGACGGCCGCGGGCTGTTGCAATGTCCTCAGCTGGTGGTGGGTGAGCTTCAAGCCAATCTTTGGCAATGGCGGAGAGGGCTTGGGAGAGGTGGTCGTAGTCAGGTTCATTGATGACGTGAGTAACCCTTCTGGCAAGCTGCTCGAGATCCTCATCCCTTCGCAGATTCCACATTTCCTTGGGTCCAAAGGGTGCCGTGACGACAATAAATTGGGGCAACCAATTAACATACCCCCCTTTGACCTCGACTCGGAGGGAGTATCTATCCAAGAGTCGAAGTAACATGGAAAACTCGATGTGCTTGGTTCGGAAGTCATCCAATATGACGAGTCGTTGTCCGTCGTACCCGTCAAACCATCGTAAGCTTCCGGCTGACATCCAATAGTCTCCATCTGCAACCAGTTCTGCAAATTCAGTTGCGCTCCTTGTCTTTCCAATACCGGTCGGCCCACATATCCAAATGACAATCGGCGCCTCTCGTCTTTCTCCCCTAGCAAGGTTAGCAAGAAATGTCAGACCTCTGGGATACTTGACTACGCAGGCGATAGCGGCAATGTTGTCTGAGTTTACTATGTCCCTGATGGAGTTGCCCTCCTTCATCAGTTGCACGACGTCATGCAAATCATTGCGCTTTCCAGGCTGGGGCAAACTACCAAATTGGTAGGGTTCTTTGTCCTCCTTCGAACAATAAACTAACGAGTCGACAGGCTTTCCGCGCATCGGCTCGATGTGAGCACGGTTCAAACCAGGCATCTTCTTGATGGTCGTGAAAGCAAGCTGCTTGCCGAGTACGCAAGCACCCTGAAGATGAGGAGTCCCATCTCGTCCAACTTCCTTTCCAAATATCAACCATTTAACGTCGTCGATGGACTTCAAGGATGCGACCTCATCCTCAGTGTAGTTGTTCAACGTGAACACAAAGTTCGACATACGTTTTCCGTTTTTGTGTGGTTTTCTAGGCGCAGGAGGAGGAACAACTACAGGTGCGACAAGTTCATTACGAGCTAAAGCTCGTCTATGTCGCACACGTTCGTCTTCTTCTTCTTTGTTGTCGTAATAGGTGTCACAAGCAGTGTCGTCAGCTGGGTCATACATGGCGGAGGTGTGTTATTAATGTACTTCGGGGATTCTGATTTCTCAGGAATCCGACTTCCCATTTGAGGTAACCTAAAATGGTAAGTCAATTTTGATTGGTCGAAACTTGTACTTCGGGC